TTTTCATACTAAATCTTTAAACATATTCTTGCGACCTTCTTCACCCACTAACAAATCAAATACTTCTTTAACTCGTTGTAACATTGCGCAATTAAACATTAATAAATCTCGCCTATCGTCGCACATATAAATTTGTTGATCGATTGGTCTAATCAATTCTTCCATTCGTTGCTGGACATTTGTCATTTAATCCCCAAGAATTTTAATTAGGTGTTTTGTCTGATGCATAGCATCATCTAATGCGTTATGGTAGGTGCCTTGGCGATCGTCTGTCGGAATCCAATTAAACATTGCTTTAGCGGTACGATAACATCTATCATCCCAGCATTTCCAAGGCGGTTCTCTGCCTGTAATAAAATACGCATTGCCTAAAATAGTATTGTCAAATACTGCACCGTTGCCCCAAATAGGTAAACTCTTAGGGCCAAACCATAACTCAAATTTATCAAGAGCTTCTTGTAATGAGATATTATTTTTAGTTAATTCTCGCAATGCTTCTTTATTTTGTTTAGACCACCATTCAACAGTATCCTTGGAAATATGTAACCCGGCTTCTTTACAGCTAGCAAGGTCAACGGTGCAGTAAAATGTATCTATAATTTTACTGCCTTCAAATTTTACTGCACCGATTGAACAAATAGCTGCATGCGATCTTGTTGACATTGTTTCCAAGTCAACCATTACATTAACTGTCATTTACATCCTTGTCTTGCAATCTGATAAAACTCGTTTCTTACTTCTGGGTGATTTTTAAATCCGCCACCTAAGCGAACGGTGACTGTAGAACTTCCTGTATCTTCAACACCTCTAGATTTAACACAATAGTGTTGTGCATCAATCAATACAGCAACATCTTCAGTATCAAGAATAAACTGTAGTGTATGGAAAATTTGTTCTGTTAGGCGTTCTTGAATCTGTGGTCGTTTGCTGAAATATTCAACAATACGATTAATTTTACTTAGACCCAACACTCGTTGCTTAGGAACATATGCTACAGTTGCCAATCCATCAATTACAACGAAGTGATGCTCACAATTAGATTGTACATTAACATTACGTTCTACAACCATTTCATTATAATGCATTTTGTTATTAACAGTTGTGCATTTAGGGAAAGCCTCATAATCGAGTCCCCAAAAGATTTCATTCACATACATCTTAGCAACACGCTTAGGCGTGTCAATTAGACTATCATCTGTAAGATCAAGCCCAAGTGTTTTCATGATATCTGTAAATAAAGATTCGATTACATCGATCTTGCCCTTACGATCAATCACTTGCCCAGTCTCTTTAATAGGAGTTTCAACTCCTACTTTAACTAGATGTTCGTGAACTTTAAGACCCAACTCGGGGTCGCATTTTGTTTTGTTATATGACATTTTAGAATCCTTCCTAACTCGGATATGATAATTGAAATTTGTTACCGTTGTGTAACATTATTATTTATATTTTGGGAGACTTTCAGCAACCCATTCTTCCTCACCTACGAATGTGTCACATCGACTTAATTGCCGTTGTGCTTCCCACATTACTTCATACAATTTTTGTTTATATGAAAATTGATAAAACCCATCCATATGTTTATCAGTAGCATTGATGCCATATGTGGTAACTTGATTTAAAGCACTATTTGACATTATGTTCCCCATGCGTTTTTAAACAATGGAATTTGGAGTCTATCTGAGTATCTCCAACCTTTTCGCATTGCGAGTTCTGCAACATTCCTATTATTAATAGAGTACAACTGCTCAGTGCCACCAAGAGGCATAAGATAAACAGGACCCGTAAAACCAGCTTTACGATATGCATTTACTGCTTCCTCTGCTTCTTCCGCATCTTGGGGTGAAGCAATTACAAATTTAAGATAAGTATATCCGCACCATTCATATCCTGCAACAATTTCAGGACAAATTGCATCTTCCCATTTTTCACCGGATACAGATAATTTAGGAGAGACTGAAAATGTTAAAGTATCACGACCTCTTTTATTTGATCTATTTTTATTACTCAATGTCCAATTTAGGAGATATTGTTTAAACTCAGGCGTTAGCGGTTGGGTGCCATTTGTCTCAAATGTTAGTTCTTTTAACCCTAACATCTTTTCATTATCTAATAATTCAGGATATTGTTTTTGCCAACCTAATAAAGGTTCACCGCCTGTGATTACAAGATGTTCGTCTTCCCACCTCTTGTGCGGTAGTATATCCATAATTGTATCGGTAATGCTATCAGTAGAGAGTACAGGGCTAAGATGCTTAAACCGAGGATCCCAAGAAGCATAAGAGTCGCAACCTGTATGAACAAGAGGAAGATCTTTATAGGTAGTAAAACTATCAGCTTTAATTGCAATAACATTTCTTTCATTACTCTTTTCACCCTTTGTCATTCCAAATCCGTCGCAAGTAAAGTTGCAACCAAATGTTCTTAAGAACACAGAAGGAACTCCCATGTATCTACCTTCGCCCTGAATACTATAAAATAGTTCTGATATTTTCAATTTTGCCATCATATCTCCGAGAATTTATACTACATATTATATAGTGTTTAGTCATCAAGGTCAAGCGGATTTTCGATATCATCTCGAACTTTTTTAGCCTTTTTCGGAATATTCATTACCCGTTTTTCAATATCAATAGTATCCATTTGTCGTTTTAGATAATCTAAGAATTGCGAACCAAATTCACCATCTTGTTCTTGAGAAATTAAAGCATCAATATCCATATTCTCAATTAGCTTGTATTTGGTTGCTTGTTGTTTCTTTTCTTTTTGGATACGTCTAATGAATGCAAAATAGATAACTTGTGTATAATAAGCAAACGGGTTTGAAGATTTTGCAGGATCAAATTTAACAACCGCCGTTAAACAATTTTCAATACCATCGGATATCATATCATCTTTAAAGGTATAATTAATAAAATTAGATTTGTATGAAAGATGGGTTGAAATCTTAATAAAGCATTCTCCTATGTATTTTGAAACAATCGGAGGTTCTTCACCTTTTGCGGCTGCGTCAACTACACTTTGTCGATAGTCTATTAATGCTTGTAAGAATTTTTTGTTGTCAACATAATGGGATGACACCTGCATCTTAGGTTTAGTGGACAAGTTTTCCGCGACGTTTAATGGTGCTTTGGCTGTTTTCATAGTTAGGGTCTTTTTCAATTTCAGAGTTATCAGATTCTTCTTTATCTTCGCATTCTGCATTTAGTTCTGCTTCTTTGCGATTTTGTACATACTTTATATAATTATCTTTAAGATTTTCTTTAATATCCGCAGCTACAATAATATAACGTACAGGTATTTCATAAAAAGTATCTTCGGTCATTGCCATCCAAGGAGATAAAGTATAAGATTCCATTATACCAGATCCATAAGGTACTCTAATTTGATCAAGCACCATGGGGTCCTGTACGAAAATACTTTCCTTATCTTTTAATGATAAATTTTCTTCAGTTTTACAAACTATATCGTCACCTGTATTAAGTTTTAATAGTTTATATGATTGGTTCATTGTAGGGTTACTTTTATTAGTTTATATTCAAAATGTTCATCGTTATAGATTTTGATTCGTTCTATCATGTGTAATAAAGTATAATTCTTTTTAGACTTCCAAGTCAAATCATCGCCTATATCATATAAGGTACAACTACTTTTAGTTTCACTTGTTCTCAATCCCCTGCCAATCGATTGTAAATTTCTAATTCGAGATTTAGAAGGAGATGCAAAAATAATATTATGTAGGTTTTTAATATTTATACCTGTTGAGAAAGTTCCATATGATGCTACTATTATAGCATTATTCTCCTTCTCTGTCAATGCTCGAATTTGTTCTCTTTGTTCCGTATCTGTCCCGCCATAAACAAAAAACACCTTTCGATTTTCAGCTTTATCATTAATCATTTGATATAGATTTTTACCGTGTTTTTCCACATACTGAAATAGGACAAGACTATTGCCTTCTTGCTTTAGAGTCAAATTACGAATAAATTTATTCCGAGGTTCATGCTGTACTAGAAAATCCATTTCTTCTTGATATGTCTTTCCTTTAAGTGCCTTTTTAATCTCATCCGAATAATCTAATATTAAATTATATATTTGCAGGTCAGCTAAAGTTTTATTCGCAATAAGTTTCTTAGTTGTAGTAACTTTATAAACGGGACCAAATAATCCTTCAAGAACTAACTTATGTGTCTGCGTTCCATCTAATGTTCCAGTAGTACCTATACGATAAGGAGCACCGGGGCATTTATTTAGAATACCTGTTAGTGATTTGGCTTTAAACAAATGCGCTTCATCTCCATAAATTGCCTGAAAATCATCAAAGAATTTTTTAGGTAACTTATATAACGATTGCCAAGTACTAATAACAACATCATACTCATTAGATTTTTCATGGCCGCCGTAGATGCGATGACAATGATTAGATGTTTTCCAACCATTTAAACAAGAGTAATCTTGAAAATCAGAATACATTTGTTCAACAAGCGAAGTAGTAGGGACTAAAATTAATTGACGTCTACTATATTTTTCATGCCAACGCATTACGCAATAAATGATGTATGATTTTCCCGAACCAGTAGGGGATAATAACAAACGTCTGCCGTCACTAATTGCTTTGTAAACAGCATCAATCTGATAATCTCTCATTTCGAGAGGTTCGCCCTTTGACCCAATGTTAAGTTCTTTTACAAACTCTTTTATTTCTTCAAGAGTGCATGGGTCAGCAGTATGAACATATTCAGAATAATCTACAGTATAATCACGCTCTTTGGCAAAATGTTCTACGTAGTCTTTTAACCCAACATATAACTCTTTTGAGAACATCGAAAAAAGTCTCACGCGACCATCCCACATCTTTGATCTATAAAGAGGGTGAAATTTTGCACCAGGAACCTCAAATGAAAAGTGATCGTTCAATTCTTGAGCAATTGAAGGTTCAGCATCAACATTTAAGTATACTTCGTTCTTTTTTCTTATTCTTATATCAGACATTACATTAAACCGTTTGTGAATTTAGTCCATTCAATACTATTTTTAATATCCCATGTTCTACTATTCAATGATCTAATAATTTGTTCAAGCTGATACATGACAGTTTTAAAATACTCAATTTTATCTTGTAGGATAATTAAGTCTGGATCCACCTGAAGAAATTCATCCATTTCATTCTTTAATGGTTTGTTACCTTGCCATTGATTCCAGCCTTCGTCAGTTAATTCCAGTTGAGTCATTTCTCCTCTGAAATATTTGTACTTTTTGCGGCGAAGGTTTAAGTAGTCAGACTCAGCCTTACGTAAATTAAGCCGAGTAGATGTTAAAAAATTTAAATACTTAGAATGTAAAGTAGGGGTGCGAGCAGATTCATGTCCAAGATTTGTTTCGTCAATCTTACAATCATCTGCCCACAGTTCCTGCAGGTCAGATAATTTCATTGATTATCCAATTTGAATAATTTGTGATGGATTACCTTGGAAGTTAAATGCTCCAAAGTGGTTCAATGAGATTGTTGGGTCGAGCCAAATGTCGCCGCCGATGCTTTGCCAGCGTCTGCTGAATGTATAATCTTCTGACAAATAACGACGATCTACAGGATCAATCATTGTGTCAAAGAATGCATAGAAGAAGTCTTGCAAATCTGGAGGGGTATTTAAATCATTGTTATACTTCAACTCTGGATATGCAGCAATCATCTTATCAATTGCTTCACGTTTAATCATCATAAAGCCTGTAGCGCCATCATGCAATTTAATTACGCCATTTTCAATAGCAATTTGTTTCATATCACGATTAACAAATTTAAAGTTAATCGCATAATCTGAACCTGCTGCTGCAATATCTCTATCAGAGATTTCTTCGCCAGTTTTGCGTATAACGTGTTCTTTAATACGTTGCCAGTTAACACCCTTCTTAGGATATGCACCAACGCAAACTTCTTTATTGTGCGCAATCAACTTCAATACATCTTCAACTTGGAATTCAATGTCTGCATCAATAAAGAGTAAACGAGAATAATT